GCTGTTATCCCCCTCGGTAGCAAGAGCAGAACTAGTGACCCCACAGTTCACTCAGGGGTCAATGAACTCAACAACAACTACAACCCAGGAAATAACAGAGGAGATAACAACCACCACATATGGCTCCGCCTTAAACAAATGGTCTGGGGACAATATAACTCATACCTCAACTTCCTCGGGAGGTATAGCCGATTCAGACTCGGTATTCAACATGACAACAGCTGGTTCAGATTTCTCTCTAGAGATCGTGACCAGAGCAGCAAGCCAAGTTCTAGAGGTAACCGAAATCGAAAGAACTATCGAAACTACTGCTACTACTACCTCCTTATCGGTCTTCTCGCAATAGGAGCTCCTGTAAAAGCAGATGAAGGAGAAACAAACAACACTTCCAACCCTGTGGCAGCTGCAACCGGAAATGTTACCAATCAAGCTGTACAATTCCAGAATAATGGAGCTCCATCTCGTCAAGTGTATGGACCCAACAATTCCTGTAATGGTGCAACAATGACCTTTAGTCCATTCTATATGGGCAATCATACTACTCCATTCGATGATGCAATGGATCAACAAAGCTATACTGTAGCTGAGAACTGGGGAATGCAATTAAATTTCATGGTTCCCTTAGATGGTTCTCTTGTTGAAATATGTAAAGGTATAGCGAAGAAACATGCTGCTAAAATGTCTTTAGATTATGAGTTAGTACGTTTAAAAAACTGTGCTGAACTACAACAAAAAGGCTTTATGATACGCCCTGGAACTAGGGTATATCATATTTGTAGTGATGTTATTCCTATAGCTGCATTCAAAGCGGAAGTTGCTAAAGCTCAAGCTGCTGCGCTTCCTCCTCAACCACCTAAAAAGTGGTATCAAAAATTAAACCCATTTGGTAAATAAAAATGATCCTAGTAATCAAGCCCATTCTATTCGCCTTCTTGAAGTCGGACTCTGTTAAAAAGCTAGTAGTAGACCTACTTGAAGCTTATGTTGCAAGAACTGACAACAAACTAGACGATCAAGCACTTAAAATAGTAAAAGAAAAACTATTCTCATGAAAGACGGCACAGGAAGAGAATTCGACGATGATTTAACTACGTTTTTAGAATGGTATTTAGATGCTGGACAAAGAATATTTACCCCATTAAATAAATCCATTCATTTTGTAGATGGTTTAACTTCTTTATGTATATATAGAGCTGAACCATTTCAAGTAGAACTAGTTACTGTAAAGCCAAATACTTATATTCCACCTCATACACATCCTAATGTTGATTCATATGAAGTAGCATTGAGAGGTATAGAATTTTACTCAGGCGGTAAAACTACATTACCTATGTGGTTTGCTAATCAGCCATCACCTACCAGTAATTTATCTATGGCTCACTACATGGTAGTTCGGATTACACCTAACACTGAACATGCTGCTAAAGCAGGACCAGAAGGAGGGTGCTTCCTGTCAGTTCAACATTGGTTAAATGGGGTAGAACCCACCGCAGTCGGTATGGACTGGAAGGGAGGCTCATGTATGGGAGATTCTCATGATGGACAGATAACTTCAACCGAAGAAGCAAATGAAAGCAACAGAGCAGCAGTTTAATGAGCTGCATAACCTTGTCACTACTGAATTTCTTAAACGAGTTAAGAGTGGTGAGGCTTCTACCCAAGATTTAAAAGCAGCCTGTGATTGGCTGAAGATAAATGATATAAGTGGGGTAGCTTATGATGGTAACCCGTTAGACAAGTTAAATAGGATAATGCCTAAGGTAGACCCTGAACTTGTTAATCGGAGGCTGTATGGGCGCAAGTAAAGATTATTACGACTCCCATCCTGGTGCTAAAGCCAGGAAAAACGCATATATGAAAAAATATATGCAGACTGAAACAGCTAAGCGAATCAGACGTAGAGCTGATGAGCATAGACACAAAGGCACCGTAGGTGATGGGATGGATTATTCTCATCGTGACGGTAAACTTGTTGCTGCAGGAAAACATCGCAGCAAAGATAAAAAATTAAAACCTAATAAACGTAAACTACACATCACTTAATTATCATGGCACGACGGAAATCTCCTGCAGAAGAAGCAGGGTTTAGCCCAGCTGAAATAAAAGCACTGAAAGAGCGTCATGCTGCTTTCAAGAAAGCTAGGAAAGAAGGTAAGCTAAAAGAGTATAGAGCTGCACGAAAAGCTGAACAAGATAAAGCTGATAAAAAAAGGAGTGATACTCTTAAAGCAAGACATAAGCTCTGGAAAACTGATAGGAAAGAGTATAATAAACAAAAAAGAGCACATTATACTAAAGAATATAGTGACAGATATGATGCTGCCCAAGAAAGACAAGATGCCTTTAATAAAAGAACTAAGAGAGGTAAGTACAGTAAAAGGCATAAAGCAAAGCAAGAAAAGATTTATGGCAAGGGTTTGAAACGGCAACTAGGTAGAGCTAAGCGTTTCTTATCTGGAGGTTTATTAGCATCCAAAGAAGCTAAAGAAGATGTTAAAAGTAAATTAAAAGTTAAAAAAAGGCAGGCAAAGAGGCGTCAGAGAGCAATCAGCAGAAATGTTGAGCGTGAAATGAATCGTTAAGAGGTAATCTATGCCAATATTAACAAAAACGATTGGTGGTTTAGCTGAAGAAATCATAGGAAAAGGTATATCAGAAGCTAGTCAAAAAGGTTTATCAGCATCTGGAAGACGTATCTCTAAACAAGTAATTGATACTATCCTATCTTCAAAAGGAAAGTCTGTCTTAGGTGAAAGTAAAAATGCTAGTAAACTGTTTGCTGGTGAAGGCATGGGAATACCTACAAAGGATTTACATGCTATCAAATACTTAGCTGAAACTGGAGATACTAGATTAGGTGATTATAAAGCTGCTTATGATGAAGGCATGACACCTGTTATGATAAATATAGCAGATGAAGTAAATACTGAAATAGCAGAAAAGTCTCAGCTAGCTCAACTTGAGAAAATAAGAAATACTACTACAGGTATATCTGAAGCTGATAAACAAGTTGCTGATGAATTAGCTGGATCTCCAGAAGGTGTTAAATGGCTTCAGGAGAGAGCAGCAGAAGATGTTAAATTGAAAGCAGACAAAGCAAGATATGAGGAAAGAAGAAAGTTAGGTTATCAAGTAGATTCAGATAATCCAAGTAAAGCTCAATTTAAAAAGAAAAGTAGATACGAAAAAGCTGTAGCTGATAAAAATCGAGAGATTCGAGATAATACTTCGACAGCTAACCCTAAATTTATAGAAGATGAACTTGATGATTCATTGAGAGCACAACCTGGTTATGGTAAAGAAGCTGGTCCAAGAAACCCTCAAAGAGATCCAAAGAAAGGATTTAAACCATCTAATAAAGACCTTGAGACTGGTATAACTTATCAAGAATATTTAGAACAACATCATTTACTTTTTAATGCTGAAGGATCGGCTTTATTCCAACAGCAAATATTTAAACAAGATCCAGGTTTGATAATAGCGATGCAACGCTATGTAGCTAAGCAGTATGATTCAGCATTTGGTGAAGCTGCTCAAAATATGGCTAATTTACCAGCAAGTCAAGTTCACTCACCTTATCATAAATGGTTGAGAGAATTAAAACTTGATGGAGTTAGTGGTAAGCATTACGAACAATTCTGGAAGCAAAAACTACTTGAAAATGAGAATATGACTGCCCAACAAATTCAAGATGCAGTTGATGAATGGTTTGAAGAAATTATTTATCCTTCAATTATTGTATTAGATGATTATCTAAGTAAGGCTGATCTATCTAAAGTCAACGTAAAAGATATTTCCTTCCCTAAAAACTTATTAAAGCAAGCTAGGGCAAGTATTGAAAATGAGTTGAATCCAGTTAAACCAACAATTCCACGTGGAAAAGGTACAACTACAGCACATGATGTACAAATGGATGACATCCATACCCGTGCAGAACGTGGTGAATTTGGTCCAGGCAGACGTTCATGGTTTAAAGAAAGTAAAGCTCGAGATAGAGCAAAAGAAATTGTTCAACAAGGAGATTAACATGGTAGCAGGACCAAGAAAAGGCAAAATGAAAGCCTCTAAAAAAGCTAAGACAGTAGCTAGTGGATTGAAAGAAATCTCCCCTGGTGTAATGGTGAATAAAAATTATAAAAAAGGTCAGGATAAAGCACTAGATAAAGTGCTAGAAACTCTTAAAAAAGACCCAACCAAACTTGATTCAAGTGGTATGGGTACACATTATAGAATATGAATGACGTAGTAACCGCCCTACAAGATGATTTTAAGCTGTTCCTTCAAGCTTTGTGGGAACAGTTAGACCTTCCTTCACCAACTAGAGCTCAATATGCAA